GAAGAAGTCGTTCATTGGGTCATTATGCCGCCCAAAATCCCTATTAGGGAACATTAGGCATACGATTAAGGCAGTGCATACGATTAAAACCCGTTAAACTCCTTGTCAACTTCTTCCATCTCCCGGTCGAATTCCCGTTCGGCCAGCATAATCAAACCGTCAAGTTCGGTCATGCGAGCATTAAAGGGAACCAAAAGCTCCTCGGGAAGTCTCGTTTCTCGATATCCGAGCATCATAGTGTCGTAGTTTCTCATCAACTCAGAGATAACTGCTTCCTTTCCAAAGTCCTTCACCTTCGGTACACGAGGTTCAGTTTTGACCAATTCATCAAAGAATGGTTCAAGTGCACGACTTTCGACAGGAAACATCTCAGGGTTTCTCAAATACCTGAGACACATTTGATGTTCAGATGGGGTTAGGTGCCATGAAGAGTACTGTGAGTTAAACCTTTTTGCCCAGGCGTCCTTCATATTTTTAGATATGAAGCACCTACGCATAGGTCCACGGTATAAAATCTGTTCTTGAAGATTTTTCCTCTCTAACCTGCCCTCTTCAGAGCAAATTAGAGGTCGTCGTTTTTCACTTTCAACACGACTTCGAACAAAATGATGGTAGAGTCTTTCTTGAAAAGCTTTCAAGGCCAGGTCATTTCGGACCGAGTTGCCAGCTTTAGAACTTCTGCCGTCAATCAAACCGAGTCCCCCAAGTTGTACAGGGATATCGAGGTTCAATTTTTCGACCAAATTCCAGACTCTTTCAGCCTTGGGAAGGCAACATTTGGTATATTCTTTCCACTCCCGTGAAGGAGAGATGTAATACCGATTGTCACCTGTAAGCGCTGTAAGAAGACTAGGACGTAGGCAATTCACCTTACCGTCTGTCGACCACAACTCGGAGTTAATAGTGAAGAAGTCTTTATTGACAAGGGTTTTACCCCTAGAGACTTTTCCACCGATGGCCTTAACTCCTGATACCCAACGAGCTATCTTTTGTTCATCCCCGGTAAACGCGACATCATCACCGTTGATCCCCACCTCGTCTAATCTTAGGAGCATCTTTCGAGACCCTCTTCCGCTTAAGAATCTCCGACGCCATTTTTCAGGCATCGTAATGAGATAAGCAGTCAGAGAAAGTATGCATAAGAAAGGAAATGAAATAACAGAACCCATCAACTGTCCACGGTTCTGTAACCAACGCAGTTTCTTGTCGAGAACTGCGCGTGTTGTGATCTTTTTCATCCTCTTACCCTCCGAAAACTCAGTAATCCAACAGAATTCATCGATCAAGGCCTCCGTGATACGGCCGTCGAAGTTATCTGTAGCAGATTCTAAGTCACCAGAGACATAGAGATCACTATCTTTTTCCTTCTTAAGTCCCCCAATCTTGTTCCACCAATCTTCTACGTCGCCACCAAAGACAGAGCATTTAAGCTTCTTAAATTGCGAACCAATGAACTTGTTAACCCAGACAAGGTCAACGTTTTCGCAACTGTCTACAGTGACTACCCTTATTTTACCGCCGGTATAAATGGCACAGGGTTGAACGTAGTTCCCAGTGGAGGGGGACATTCCTAAAAAGTTGGCAAGGCGTTTACCACCTTCCATCCTCGACCGCTCGAGACAAGCTCCATCCGGAGCGTATTGACGATTCTTGAACTCAGAAAAGTCAACTCCGTCGATCAAGCAATGCAAGATCCGGAGTGCGATTTCCCTAGCCTCTACATCAACAGGCTCCTCAATAGGATTATCGCATACGCGGGAATAGAACCCGTCTAAAGCGGACAGAAGTTTAGTCCATGGACTGGGCACCCACACTTTACGAGAGAGATACTTCGAAAACAGTATTCTCGCCTCGTTCTTGGAAAGTTGGGAGCTAGCACGATGATCGATAGAGCCAAAACGGGCCTCCATCTCATCGTCACACTCGTCCTTATCGAACACTTCTTCCATCGGGACTCTTGTCTGTCCCATCAA